AGTCACCTTGCCCATACGTGTGTGGCAGGATAACACGTGGCCAAGACATCTAATATGCCTTTGGCTTATGCCACTCCTCTTACTGCTGAAATAGTTGAGAAGGGACTTAGGGGATTCAAGTTCCTAAATGTTCCTGAGCTCAACCTTCTACAGAGTGGAGGAGCTTCAGTGGGTGTGGATATGCAGGTGACTGATGAGCCAGCTCCCAATATGGAGGGTGTTACTGGTATCAGTGTTCTTGGTCAGACAGACAGGGGTGTTTCACAGCCCATTGCTTCTAAGCTAAGGAGAACGCAGCTTGGAGCTGAATCTTTCTTTCAGCAACAGATAGAGGATTTCTATGGAGAGCCCCCTGCACCTTTGCAGGTAATGAAATTGGGCTCCTACAAAGATGATGAAGGCAACGTCAAGTTTCCAATGAAAGAGGCATTGGCCCCTTTCACTACTGAGACACGTGTTATTGACACTGTTCAGTTTGGCAGGGCTGTTAGCGTCGGTATGCAAAGATTTAACAACCTGAGCAGGAATGACTGCGCCCGCTCCTCACTTTCGAGGAGGCTGTGCTTGGAGTCCCAGCTTTGGGTCTCAAGAGCATACCTCGATCCTCCTCAGCAGGTTTTCCTTGGTGTTTGGAAGCCAAAGATAAGAAATTCTTCTTTGGGAAAGATCCAGAAGGGTTTGATTTGGAGAATGAGAATGCTCAGAAGCTTAAGAAAGAAGTACTTGAGCTGGAGGCTGAAATCATCAAGGGCAATAGGCCCTTCTTCGTCTGTAGAGATTTTCTCAAGGATGAAACAAGAAAGAAGGGCAAGAATGCGCGCCTCATCGCTGGTACGGATATCAGGTATTACATCCTGTGCCGAATGTACTTTGGTGCTTATGTGGCATCACTCATGAAGCACCACACTAAGTCCGGTGTGTGCACTGGCATGAATCCATATTCAGAATGGGGATTGCTGCGTGAGCATCTTCAGCGTGTTGGTGACAAGTTCTGGGATGGAGATTTCGGAGGATTTGATTCCAGCCAAATGCCAGGAATGCTGTGGTGTTTGAATGGTGAGATCAACAATTGGTATGAGATCAGAGGAGAGAACACCGGATCACCTGTGAGGGACATTTTGTTCCTAGACTTGGCGTCCAGTAGACACATCTCATCTTACCATGGTGTGGCTACTACCATTGTTCAGTGGGAGAAATCACTGCCATCTGGACATTTCCTGACAAGCACGGTGAATTCCATGCTTTCACTGTCCCTCATCACGTACGTTTTCATCAAAACAACAGGAGAACTTGATTTCTGGGCCAATGCCTCTGCAGCAACCCAGGGAGATGATAATCTCTGTGCCGTTTCTGATGAGTATTGTGAGGTGTTTAACCAAG